CATAGAACAATGACGGAAGAATCCAATAGTAGGGCGTATGAACGTGCCTGCAAGAATGCTTCTTCCACCTCTCGATTATTTTTCATGTGAAGTTTGGCTTCAATCAATACTTTTGCTCGTTCATAGTCTGGCTTATTGTCATAATGTAAGGCATAATCTGGGAATACCCTATGGCCCCGTCCTGCATGTATTGGCAATTGGCGAATGAAATCTTTGTTCTCATACCATTCCATAGAGTTAAGCAAAGGTTCTAATAACTGTTGTTCTACGTCTCGTTCTATCTCTATACTTACATTCTTGGGTAGTGTAGGAGTATATAGCTTCGGTAGGGTATCTGTATCAAATCCTTTTGCCTTTATCATTCGCAGGAGTTCTGAATAATCCTCGCTACTCATTGGCCATCCGTTCACACCTTGGAATTTCTTTCTGACAAGGGGGTGCTTTGAAAAGTATTTGTCTGTTTGAAGTTCTTTCAACGTGATACGAGGAATGTCTATTTTGTCACCTATGTAGGTGTTACTGTAATAATGAAAGAATGGATCTATAACACCATCCGCTTGTGCAATCCAGATGCAAGTAATTGCGCTGATTGGTGATGTCTCGTAGTGAATAAGGATATCACCCTTTTTTGTCTCTGGGTTAGCTTGCCAAAAGGTTATATTATAAACTTCGGCAGGATCAATTAATCCACCGATACACCATGCTTGTGATGGCTTGGGAATTTCAGTGTTTTCTTTCGAAATGAAGTTCGGTGCAAAATCATATAAGAATGCGCACAGTTCTGCCGGTGAAAGATTGTTATTTGTTCTGAACTGATAGAATACCTCGCACAGCCTCCAATAATACATGCACCTTGCTTTGTAGTTTGGTTTCTTTGGGATTGGAGATAATTCTATATCAAAAGTATCCGCTATCTTTTTCAGATCAAAGAAACGAAAAACAAATATATTGGGAAAATAAAATTCAGGAGAAAAGTAATACATAAGAAAAGAAATCCATACAATGTTATTCAGTATGGTTTTAAAATCATCTCTTGGTATGGCAATTTCCCCATCTTCCCAATATCCACGAGAAACAACATCTTCATAATATTCTTTTGCTTCCTCTAATGTTTTCGGTCTTTCTTTGTCTGGAAATTCTTCAATGTTATAACACCACATGGATTTACAGAAATCCGCTATCAAAGTTCTTGCTTTAACATTGTCAAGCCATAGTTTCATTCTTGGATTGTATTTGAATACTAAATCCATTGCTGTGGCATTATTGCTTGACTCCTCGAACTCCTTGATCGACTTCTGCCCATTAGGAGATTGTTTGTATAGATTCCAGGTGTATTGATTGAATTTCATAAGCTATTTTGCAGATAGACACATTAATACCCTATACATTCCAAATACTTCATCCATTAAAACATCAAAGGGCTTAAATTTAGGGTCTGGGTTAATTGAGTGACATGATACATAACCTTCTCTATTAGATTCATGTACTTCTTTTACTATAACTCCATTAGGGGTGTCTAATACATATACTTTTCCCCAGTCTATAAACAAATTTGGATTAATTTTTTTTATGAGAATACGTGAACCAGAAGGATATTCGGGGGCCATACTGTCACCATATACTGTAATAGCAAAATCTACGTTTTCAATTGGAGAAACAACAGCTTCGCAATTTTGCAATAATACACCCGGTTCTGCAAACCCGGTTAGCGAACCTCCCATTGCTGACATTGGGAGTAAATAAGTAATATAGCCATTCTTCTTTGTTGTGTCGGCACTACTTGTTTTTGGGGCTTCTTTTTTCTGGGTAAGCATATCGCCTTCGCCGTTTAGAAGCCATTCAGCAGAAATATTTAATGCTTTTGCATTTACTATATTAAGCAACACGTCATAAGAAGGTTTGCTTTTCCTTTCTCCTAAAATAGTGTTCATTGTAGGTTGTTTTACATCAATAGCCCTACAAAACGCAGATATGTTACCGTTAAACAGTTCATCTGCTATTTTCCTAATTCTTTCTTGTACTTGCATAACTTAATAGTTAATTAATGCAAAAGCGTTGAATATTTAATGCAAAATCATTTATTTATAAATGCAACCGCATTATATTTGCGTCATCAATCAATCATGAAAGCAAAGGTAAGCGATCGTGTTGAGTAAAGCAATAGTACGAACATATTAAAATACACGATTATGGCACGATCTTATGAAACAGCATTAGCAGAACTCGAAAACAAAAGAGGCGAGTTAGAAGCGTTGAGCACGATTAGCGAAGAAGAAGTCTGCTATGTATATAATGTAGACAGCAAGTCAGAGATCGTGAAAATCCTCTCTGATGAAATAGAAACTCTCGAAAGAGAGGTTGAATATCTCACCCCACTGGATTGGTCTAACGATCCTGTTGCCGAAATATTTGGTGGCTACGAAGCAATGAACAACTATTTATACTAACACATAAACACACACGATTATGAAAACTTCAAATTTTAGACACAAAGTATTCTGTATGGCTTATGAGCTAATGAGAACAACCGGTAAAGCATTCGCCGTATGTCTTTCTCGCGCATGGGCTTTATACCGGTTGACAAAGCAAATGCACAGAGGTATTGTAACGTTCGCTTATGAAAAGGCAGATGGATCGCTTCGCCGTGCTAAGGGTACTCTCAAAGATGTTCAGAGCCTAATAAAAGGAACTGGATCAGAAAACTACAAAACTGTCCGCTACTTCGATGTAGATGCGAATGGATTCAGAAGCTTCAAAGTAGAAAACTTCATAACGGCTTACTAAAGCCCGGTCGGGTGGGCGTAGGGCATATCTCACCCGGTCACTTCTGATGGTTCTTTCTCTTACTTACACCTTAGTACCCACAGAAATGGGGTTGAAACGAAAGGATTATAAACTAACTTATTAATGAAGGTAATAAGGTTGGCGATATTGGATATTATGTCGTGTCCGTGAAGTCCGGTTGACTTGTCCCGGATCGGTGTTAAACGGTCTATCGAATGTCGCTTTAATATATAGCCCGGCATAATGTGTGATGCTGCCGATCGAATCGGTTGCCGGGTACAATTTAATTCTAACGCTTATGAAAAGAGTAATTTTTTATTCAAGAGTGCAGCTAATTTTATTCATCTGCGCAGTACTGATGTCGGCTACCTGTTTTGTTGGCATGTTTTTTAATCCGTTTCACGTATTAACATTCGTGATGTCGGTTATTCTAATGATCGCCATTTATAAAGAAAAAAGTTGGTAACTATTAATAATAATGTATATGGAAACAAAAGGTATTGAAGAAATGACAAGAGAGGAACTGATTGAATTGGTGTCGTCTCTTAATAAAGACCTCGAAAGTACAAAAAAGGACCTCGAACTTTATAAAGATTGGAAAAATCGAGAAGAAGCTGCCAAAGTGTTAGCTGAAAAGAAAATGTTGGCTATTAAGGCTTTTCTTGAAGTTGTTTAATTCGTTTTGTGTTTAGGTTAGCAAAAGCAGCCGGGTGAAAACCCCGGCAAACGGGCGGGCGTATGGAATGCTCTGCACACAGCCGGAAGTGTGTATGCCGGATCGTTACCGGTTCCGTCCACATTCAATTAAATATAATCAGTTTATGGAGAAAAAAGTGGAAATTATGCCTCGTATGAGAGACTTAAAGAAAGGGAAGAAAGTAGAATTTCCTATCGATAAAGTCTGCACAGTGCGCAACAATGTTTCATTGCTTAATGCACAAGGGTACAAAAATGGACATAAGTGGAGATCGGAAACTAATGTTCCGAAAGGGATAGTTACAGTATTTAGAGATTCCTGATTCAAACTTTACATACACACGATTATGAAAGTATTTACCGAGTTAACGCCCGAATGTGACATTACAGCACAAATGTACGCAGCCGGGTATGAAAAAAAGGAGATTGCCGTATTGAAGCATCGTGCAGTAAGTACGATAAATAACCAGCTTCAGACAGCATTTTTAATTTTGGGTGTTCGGAATGGGAGGGAGTTGGCATTAAAGTTAGCCGAGAGGATATCAGGTATCCGGTTGACGCTGGACTTTTCGCCGGCCATGAGATCATTTGTTGCTTGTGTACTTTTGATTATTCTTTGTGTTGATAGTCATTTAGACATGAAACGGCAACAAATCCGAACCCGTTCTAATGCCAATGTAGAACTTATCGCCCGTGTTCGTGTAAGAATTAGAGGGCGTAATATGCCTTTATTATATGGAACTTGACGTTTGGCAATTACAGAAAATAATAAAAGCGGCCGCGAAAGAAGCTGTCAGCGAATATGCGATCTCCAAGGATCCGGTCATTGATGAGATTACGGAAACGCAAGCTATACGACTTGGATTTGGTAGAAGGTGGTTGGCTCATCAGTGCGCTACGGGAGCATTGACTTGGAAAAGGGCTGGTGTACATAGGAATAGTCCTAAAGTTTATTCGCTGAAGAAACTTAAAGAATTGAAGGATGGTATAGATCCTTTATTGAAGTCTCTAATATAATTACTAACTAAAAATATAACAATCATGAGTTTAATCAGAAAATCAACGGAATTGAATATTCCAACAAACGTAAAGATGATGATTTACGGTCAAGCAGGTATGGGTAAGAGCACAGTAGCTTTGAGTGCACCAAAGCCTCTGTTGTTGGATTTTGACAATGGTGTTAAGCGTATGAATATGGCTCATTTGGAGAATATTGACACTGTACAGGTCACTTCTTGGAATGATGTTCAGCTGGTTTTGCAAGAAGATTTGTCTGTTTATCAGACTATTGTGGTTGATACCATTGGTAAGATGATGGATTTTATCATCACTTATAAATGTGGAACCAGGCAGCCATCTATTCGAGATTGGGGCGGTATCAATGCTGAATTTTCTTGGATGACAAGAACGCTATCAAGTCTGAAGAAACATATCATTTTTGTTGCCCATCGTGACACAAGAAAAGAGGGTGATGATACGGTGTTTATTCCTGCCTTACGTGAGAAGTCCTACAACTCCATCGTCACCGAACTTGATTTGTTAGGTTACTTGGAAATGAAGAGTGAGAGAGGAGTGCAGAGACGTACTATTACTTTCGATCCGACATCAAGGAATGACGGAAAGAATACTTGTAACTTGCCTTCAGTGATGGAAGTACCTACCATCCTTGACAAAAACGGCAATCCGACGACCAAGAATGATTTTATCTCTACTCGGATTATTGCTCCATATCTTACTATGTTGCAATCAAAAAAGGCTGAACAAGAAGCATATAACAAAGTGCTATCTGATATAACAGGTTGTTTAGAATTAGTTGCCGACGCAGCTTCAGCGAATGACTTTATCGCCCATATTGATGATTTCAACCATGTGGGAAGTTCAAAGATGAAAGCCTCAATGATGTTGGCAGCTAAGGCGAAAGAATTAGGACTGATTTTTAACAAAGAGACTAAAACTTATTCAGATGCAGCCTAAGTATAAGATATATGCTACATTATTGGATTCTTACTTCAATTACCTTAATAGCGATGTCATATATGAGCGTTATTATGGGTGGAGTGAGAATCCGCCTTGTACAGAAGAAGAGTTTCAGCAGAAGCAGTTCCAAGAACTGATAGACCGTATTAACCGTAAACCGTTTGACAGCGAAGCTGCCGACAAGGGTACGGCTTTTAATGAGGTCATTGACTGTATGATTGAGAACCGGAAATCTGAAACGGTGCAGGTAGAAAAGATATATTCTGATATAGGGAATGGCGAGCAAAAGGTTATAGCCTTGAAAGCCGTTTATAACAATCGTTCATTTGTCTTTCCTATATCCCTTTGTCGTGAGTTCGCAAATTACTATAAAGGGGCGTTGACGCAGCAACGTGTAGAGGCAATCCTTCCAACCGCATACGGCAATGTTTTGGTTTATGGTTTGATTGACGAACTGATGCCTACCAGTATTCACGACATCAAAACAACCGGTAGTTATACCGTGGGAAAGTTCAAAGATCACCACCAGCATTTAGTATATCCATACGCTTTAATGAAGAACGGTTCTGATGTACGGACATTTGAGTATAACATTGTAGAGTTCAACAAAGGCGGCTATGTGGTAGATACCTATACAGAAACATACGTTTTCAATCCTGAACGTGATATTCCTATTCTTACTAATCATTGTGAGGAGTTTATCCGGTTCTTGGAAGAAAACAGAGCACTTATAACCGATACTAAAATCTTTGGAAATGGATGATATACGACTTGAAAAATGAATACCAAATACCCAAGTTTAAGGAGTATGTAAATAAACTGTTCAAGGAGCGGGCCGTTGTGGAAGTAAAAAAGAAGCTTCCTAACCGCACGCTTGCCCAAAACAGCTACTTGCATCTTCTTTTAGGGTATTTCGGTAGTGAGTACGGTTGCAGTCTCGACGAAGCAAAAATTGATTTTTATAAGAGGACTTGCAACCGTGATTTGTTTGAGAGAAAGACGGTCAACAAGAAAGGTAAGGAAGTAACTTACTTAAGAAGTTCTGCCGAGCTGACAACAGGTGAAATGACTTTGAGTATTGACCGTTTTCGTAATTGGAGTGCCTCAGTGGCAGGTATCTATCTGCCGGCTGCAAATGAACATCAAATGCTGATATACGCCCAGCAGGAAATACAAAGAAATCAAGAATTTATTTAGTTATGATAGAAACAAGAAAAACAGAAATCCGGTATGTGACATCTGACCCAAAGAAGATGCTCAACATGTATCTTGCAAAACGTGTCCTCAAAACATGGGAGGAATCTTTCATTGATGAAGATACCGGTGAAACAGTAACGATTGAACGGAATGAAATTCTTTTCGACCGTGGTACGCTGATAGACCAAAACATTTTGGCGAAAATTCGTTTCAGCATGGAAGCTGACGGTATCAGGGAAGTGGAAGTCAGCAATCAGAACCGTTTGGCGTTCGAGAATGAAAATAATGTGTTATATCCGCATATTGCCCAAGCGGAAATAGGAGGTAAGAAAAGCAAGTTCCTGCTTTACGCAACAGGGTTGGAGAATGCTTGCCTTATCTTGAAAGACTATATCGAACTAAACTATTTGTTCGGATTCACTCTGACTATGGTAAAAGAGTTCGATTCCTGTGTAATTCTCACCGATACTTTGAAAGAACGCAAGGTGGACGACGCTTCGATAGCCTACCTCAAAGAAGAGATTACTACAGAAGAATATCTTGATAAGATGGATGAAGAGAATCAGGAAGATGAAGAATCCAAGCCTGACGAAAGGAAGTTCTACCAAATTGAGACGAAAATTACCTTCATGAATGGAGAAAATGAAGATGAAAGAGTTCAAACTTTTGTCGTGAACACTTTTAACGTTGATAGGGCGATGATGCTTATTACTCACTACCTCAAAAATAAAGAGGAAGAATGTGAGAAACAAGCCAAAGAAAATGGACATGAGTTTAGGAAGAGGGAAATCCATACAGCTATAGAATCGGCAAAACCTATTCCGGTAGGACGATTCATCCCGAAAGAATTTTCAATAGCCTATATAGAATAATAGCATATTGTTTTTTCATGGTATTAGTTTTAGAGTAGAAACAGCCCTGTTCCGTCCGTGAGGATATGTCGGGGCAAATGGGAAGAAAGGTAAGTAGCCATGATATGTATATGTGTTTCTAGGGTTCGATTCCCCGGCTTCCCACCAAATCAACAAATAATAAAAATTAAAACATTATGGATAGCATGGATTATATGGAATACTGGTATCACTCAATGGATTTTGGTAATGATATACCTGTAGATAGTGATGATTTTGACAACTATAACTTTGATTGATTATGAATATAGTAAAAAGTAAGAGTTTTAAGAATGGAACAGTGTATTGTTTACGTCTTGAAGACGGTATGCTTGTAGAGACGACTGATACGTTTCTTCCGTACTACACGAAAGATGCGATAGGAAGGAAACAAAACTTCCTTGACAATGATAACTTGGGAAGTCGTTCCGAACGCTGGATGATTGGCGTTTCGACAATGAGCGGATGTCCTGTAAGATGCAAGTTTTGTGCTACAGGTAATATGAAACGCTATCGCAACCTTACGGCTGATGAGATTGTCGGTCAGGTGGAATTTGCCATTGAGCAGGCTGGATTCGACCCTTGCGATGCCAATGAGTTCAAGATAAACTATACCCGTATGGGAGAACCATTCTTGAACATTGAAGCCGTAAAGGAAGCTATCGGGCGTATTTCTGAAATATATCCGAACACTCACCATTATGTTTCAACGATTGGAATTAAGGGGAGCGATTTTTCTTTCGTTAAAGGCAATGTGACGCTTCAAATCAGTCTGCATAGCTTTGATGAAGAGAAACGAAACTGGCTTATTCCTTATCCAAAGAAGATGAGTATAGGAGAACTTGGTCGGATTCGAACCGAAAGTAACCTGAAAACTACTATCAATCTTACGTTGGTGAATGAATCAGATTTTGATACGGAAAAACTGGAGAAATATTTTGATAAAGAGTACTTCTTTGTTAAGCTATCCCCAATAAATCCAAACAACATATCGGAGAAAAACAATCTCGGTAACGGAATTATCGAGGGAGTGAATTTAGTATAAACATTTTAATTTTCAGAGTTATGGAAAAGATTAAAGAACAACTTGAACAAATGGGTTACGATTACGCAGTAGCAATCGCAACAAAGTCTGAAATTGAAAACGGGGCCGCTTGTGGCCAGTTATCTATCATCGTTGAGACAGAGTGATAATAAATTTGATTCAATAGATTCATTTAATTCGGCAAGCTCGGTCTGTGAAGATATGGCTTGCTTACATGGCGGTGTGTTGCATAATGTGGAAATGGCAGCCACACCCGTAAGGGTTGCACTTTAGATGCCGGTTTGAGTCCGGTCGCTGCAACAAATAAATTATTCTAAATATGCCGTATTACATAAAAAGAAAAAAGGCAAAGAAGAAAGACAAGCCTTTGCCACTGTTTGACAAAGCTGGTATAACAGTAAAGAAGAAGCCGGATTTGAAGGCAAAACTTGATAAAGAGTTTTCCCTTTTCATCCGGCTTCGTGATTGTATGCCTAATGGGGTTTTTCGATGTATCAGTTGCGGGCAAATAAAGCCCTTTGAACAAGCTGATTGTGGCCACTATTTCAGTCGTACACATTTGGCGACCCGTTTTGATGAAAACAATTGTCATGCCGAATGCCGACACTGCAATAGATTCAAAGCCGACCATTTAGAAGGGTATCGGGTGAATCTGATTGATAAAATCGGACAACAGAAATTCGCTTTACTAAAAGTGAAAGCTGCTGGTACTACTAAAATGACTGATTTTGAGTACGAACAATTAATCAAGTATTACAAAACACTGAACAAGAAGTTACGAAAGGAGAAAGGTGTATGAGTTATATTTTGCGTGATTATCAACAACAAGCTTCTGATTCAGCCGTTACCTTCTTCAACAACAAGACGAAGAAAACAAACGCCATCATGGTGTTACCCACCGGTAGTGGAAAGAGCCTTATCATAGCTGACATAGCTTCAAGACTTGACGGTCATACATTGGTATTCCAGCCGAGCAAGGAAATTCTTGAACAGAACTTCAAGAAACTTTGTTCTTACGGGATTCTCGATTGTAGCATTTATTCCGCCTCCTTCAATTCAAAAGAGATAAGCCGGATAACATTCGCAACCATCGGTAGCGTGAAAAGCCATCCGGAACTTTTTGCCCACTTCAAGAATATTATCGTGGACGAGTGTCACCTTGTGAATCCGATAGAGGGAATGTACAAGGATTTCTTCGATGCTGTGAAGTGCAAGGTTCTTGGATTAACGGCAACGCCATATCGTTTGAGTTCCAGCCGTGACTTCGGCTCTATGCTAAAATTCATAACCCGGACAAAGCCCCATGTGTTTTCAGAGGTCATTTATCATGTACAGGTATCGACCTTGCTTGATATGGGCTATCTCTCAAAGGTGAACTACTATCCGATGAATCCTACCGGATGGAACGAACTCAATTTGAAGATAAACACTACCGGAGCCGACTATACCGATAAGTCAGTCCAAAAGGAATATGAACGGATAGACTTTTATAGTTACATCGTTCATATCGTCCAAAGGCTGATGAATCCGAAAGCAGGAGGCAAGAGGAAGGGTATTTTGGTATTTACCCGGTTTTTGAAAGAAGCGGAACGATTGACGATGTCCATACCCGGATGTGTCATTGTTTCCGGTGATACTCCAAAGAAGGAACGTGAAAGAATACTCGAAATGTTCAAGGTCGGGGAAATACCTGTAGTAGCCAATGTTGGTGTACTTACTACCGGCTTTGATTACCCAGAACTTGACACAGTTGTTATGGCCAGACCTACCATGTCACTTGCGATGTATTACCAGATTGTAGGTCGTTGCATCCGTCCTCATAAAGATAAGGAAGCCGCATGGTTTGTGGATTTATGCGGTAACATCAACCGTTTCGGTGAAGTTTCCGATTTGCATTTGAAAGACACGGGTAACGGAAAGTGGGCTGTGTTTTCAAGAGGAAGACAATTGACAAACGTAAGATTCTAAAGATATGGTAAAGAAGAACGAACGACAGGCCATCCGTCCGGATACCTGCTCAAAATGTAAGAGAGGGAAGCCGGTCAAGGTATCAATGGGGAATCCCAAAGTGGTTCTATGTAGTTTTTTCAACAGGCGTTTCGTTGCCGACAGCAAACGAAACTGTGATTATGCGATTTGATTATGAAAGAGCTAACGAGTTATTTCCCCCACGACAGCAACGCTAGGAACTCAGACAAGCTGATACGCTTACGAATGAGGCATAAGGCATCCGGATATGGAGTGTTCTTCATGATTTTAGAACGTCTTAGAGAGGAGCCAGAATACATGAGTGTCAAAGATTATAACATGATAGCTTTTGACCTTCGTGAAGATGCTTCCTTAATTAAATCCGTGATTGAAGATTTTGGGTTATTTGTCTTTACCGAGGATGGTAAGTACTTCTACTCCGAAAGCTTCAAGAAAAGAATGGGATACAAAGACGATAAATCGAAGAAACGATCCGAGGCTGGAAAGAAAGGTGTCGCTAAGAGATGGGGGAAAAAAGAGTCAGAAATAGCAAATGCTACGGAATTTATAGCAAATGCTACGGAAAACGATAGCAATGCTATAGCAAAAGTCGAAAAAACAATAGCAAGTAAAGGAAAGAAAAGAAAAGAAAATAATATAGGAGATTCTAACGAATCTCTTGTATGTGGGACTTCGCAGTCCCACGCCGAACATATCGACTACTCCGAACTTGTCAAATTCTTCAATGAGGAAACAAAAGGTGTATTTGGTACGGTCAGGACTCCGCTTTCTGATAGCCGTAAAGGGATGATTAACGCACGTATAAAATCTTATGGCAAAAAGACGTTTGCCGACATGATTCATAGGGCATACCAAAGCGATTTCTTGAAAGGGCAGAACAAAAAAGGCTGGACAGCATCTTTCGATTGGCTTATCAAACCAACGAATTTTGAGAAAGTAATATCAGGTAATTATGACAACAAGAATAGCAGAAACTATCCGGCAATTCCAAACGGGGCAAAATCACGAGAGGAACAAACAGACCGTGAAATCCTCGAATATGCCGCAAAAGCTTTCGGAAAGGACACGGTTAGTAGTAAATAGATACGGGGACGGTGAAAGTTTCGCTAAAAAGTTCAATCCTTCATTACAGGTTGTATGTGCTCAAAATGTGGAACGTTCGTTCAAGGGGAATGCGCCTTCATTGGCTTTGCTCGGAGAAACCTATCCAGATGAACAGGTGAATACTTGGATGATTGCTCAACTGATGGACTTGTACAAGTTTGCCGGTGTAAAAGAGAAGCCTACATTCCAACAGGTTTTAGAGCTTTCCGTGATGATACGTGTGGAATACTATTACCTGAAAGCTTCCGAATTGTTGCTTTTTTTCTTCAAGTTGAAAGCTGGCGAATATGGCACCTTTTACGGTGTTGTGGATCCTATGGTGATTATGTCTGCTCTAATTGAGTTCAAAGCATACAGAAAAAGGCAACTGGAGAAATACGACCGGGAAGAACAGGAAAGACAACGAGAAAAAAGATACGAGAAGCAAGACAAGAACTCCGTACCATTTCCGGATCATTTGGAGTTTCTGAAAAAGATTATGGAATCAGAATAATCAAGCTAAAAAAAATGAAAACAGTAGAAAAGTTAAGAATAGCACCTATTGGCACCATTGTAAACTTCGCAGATCGGACACTGATAATAAAGCGTTTCCGAGCTACCGTAAAGGGTAAAATGGTAATTTGTCGCGGATGCGTTTTCCGTAGCAAGGGTGGTGCGAATAGTTGCAAGTATATGACGGCTTGTTTTGCCAAATATAGACCGGATAGCGAGAGTGTGGTGTTTGAGGAGGTGGATACAAAATTGAAATAATTAAAATTATCATGGAATATATAGAATTTCTAAGAAATAAGATGGCTATCAGCCATCAAACAGGATTTGAAATTAATTCGGAAGAAATTACCCCGACATTATACCCTCATGTAAAAGATACTGTTCGTTGGGCGGTTGCCGGTGGATGCCGTGCTATATTCTCCAGCTTCGGTATG